TGGCCTGAGCCTGCATGCTCGCCACCTCAATCTGCGGGTCAGGTGCCGGAGGCTGCGGGGGCGGTGCGGTTCTCGGGTCCATGAAGAAGAGTTCAGGCTGGAAGCCCATGGCCTCCATCATTTCCTTGGCAGCCATCCACATATTGACGGGGTTCACAAGCTGGCCCATCGCCCCTGCCGCTGCAAACTCCTTCTGCATCGCCATGACCTGCGCCAACCCATCCACCCTGCGCTGACGGGAGGAATTGCCCATGCCGACTTTTACGGTCATATCCTCGCGCTCTCGCCAGTGGCTGGGGTTTACCGGAACCCAACGGTTGCGCAGCTTCAGGACCATTTCCTTATCCTGATGCAGTTGCAGAAGCTCGTGAATGTCCCGGAAGAGTGGAATAAATCCTACTTCTGCGATGATGCGCGCAATCAATTCAATCTTCATGCGAGCCGCGTCATACGCCAGCGCCGCCACCCCCGTGTTCACATTTGCCAAGGCATTCTTGTCGAGGCCAGCAACCTCATCGCCCACTCCGGTGCGCTGCTTGATTTGCTGGTCGATGTACTCCATCAGCGGGAAAGTTTCCTGCGGGAGAGGGGAGTGGGGCAGGGGGGTCAGATACGCTCCGACAGGCTGCTCACCGCGAACCCGGATAACCCCGCCAGGCCGACTGGTCAGGAGGTCATCAAGGTTCACAAACTCATCATTGACCACGGTCCGGGAGTTGTTCGCCAGGTAGGTATTGTCCAGAACCTGCCGCAGCAGAGTGCTCTTGATGTGCTGGAGGTCCATCGTCAAGTCGGCAATGGACATGCCATAAAACTTGTGGGTCAGGATAATCGGGCTGGCAGTGGAGAAAGGAATTCGGTCAACTTCCTCAATGTCCAGAAGGGTAGCGGAGCCGCCCCCGTCAGGGTCACCGGCATAAGTGACTTTCAGCAAGTCATCAATGCCATCCCCATTCCTGTCTGCGTACAGGTAGCACTCTGTTATCCAGTAATCATCGGTTGTGTAGACAATCGCCATGCCCTCATCGTCAAGCCGGTCGCGGGCAATCTGTTCGGGGGTGTCTACATCGTCAGAGGTCGGCAGGGATTCGACAAGCTCCTTGCTGTAACCCTCCTCAATCAACTCACTCTTAGTCTTCTTGACCCGGTGATAGCAGGACTTTGCGTCCTTGGCGTAGGGGCTGGAAGCATCCCGATTAACCCCGAATTCTTCCGGGGGAACTGGCTCAATGCGAATCCTGCCGCGCTTGCGTGTGGCCTTGAATGAGACAGTGATAAGACCGTTTTCGTCCTGAGAGATGTCGAGGGGCTCTCGCTCAACCGTCTTATCCTCAAGAAGCTGCATCAGGCCCATCTCATCGATGCCCTGATATTCCTCTCGCTTTTCCTCTTCCTTGTCCTCCCACCAGACTTTCAAGATTCCGGTTTTAGACAGAAGAGCGTCCTTCAGGAAGGTGTAGACGTTATAAAACCCTTTGTTCTGCTTCCAGAACACATGATTAACAACGTCGGTCTCCTGCTCTGCCACATCCTCATCTTCTGGCCCAACGGGGTCAAAAGCCACCAAAGTGTCAGCATCGCAAAAAATCCTGACCAGACTAGGCAGAATCCATTCAACGGTTTCCATCACCTCTCGGGTGATAACTTGGGAGCGCCCCTCCACCTCGTCGCCGTACTGCTCGCCCAAGTAATAGTCAAGGGCAGCGGCTCTCTCATTGGAGATTTCAGAGCCCCAACGGCCAATAGTCGAAGTGACTTCCTGCTGAGCCCTTGCAAGAATATCGCTGTCAGTCAGTTTCTTGCTTGCCATCTTCTTTCTTGGGCCTCCCGACTTTTCTTGACTCAAGAGCTTCCACGCGCCTAATCAGCGACTCTATCAAAAGCTGCATCTCGGCCATTCGCTTTGCAAAATAGGAAATATTCATGCCTGGAACTATAAAATGCCTTTGTTCGAGTATTTCAGAGGTTCCCATCCCTGAGCCTTTACAGGTTTGTGCATGGCACACACCCTGAAGGCGTCAGAGCCATGTGAGGCCCAATCATGGACGGGCCTTAACCTAAAAGTCCTGCGAACTTCGTCATATTCGGCTCTATAGTGTCTCAGGGCATCAAGGCCTTGCTTACATCTTACTTTATCAAACCACGCATTTGGTAGGAGTTTTCTAACGGCCTCTATCCCGTCCTCAATCTTCTGCTGCGCCTGCACAATGGGTTTATCCCCAAGCAACCGAGCAATCGTGTCCACGCGGGTCATGCCAGTATCCAGAGACCTCTGCTTGGCATCATGAGGGAGAATATGGTCTCCGTAGTTCCAGCGGTTTTCAGACCTCTTCTCAAGCAGGACGCCTGCGTAATGAGATAACGCCTCGCCTGAGGCCTCGTAGTAGTCAAGAAACCGGTATTCGGGGCCTATGTGCTGGAAGAACCAAATAGCCGTTGAATCACCTATCCCTAAGTCCCAGGCCGTGTGAACCGGATACCCAGGGTCAGCATTGATAGCCCGGATGCGGCCCTTATTCTCTGCCTCCTCCAGAAGCCTGCCGTAGTAGGAGCCAGCGATGGCGGCAGTCCATGAGCACTCATATTCCTGCGCATACCGCTCCTCAGACATCTGCTTTCGAGCATCTGCAAGCTCTCCCTCATCCACATAGGCTGTTTCCGAGGCTTTATGGATTTTCACAAACCAGTCGGGGTTTGCCCTATATTGTTCGTATAGCTTGTAGAAAGCGTTATGGCCCATCGGGGTGCCGATGAAGGTTGCTCTCCCCTTCCGGTCAGATAGGGCAGGACGGATGATTTCCTCCCAGACGCGCTCTGACATCTGGGCGTATTCGTCCAGAGCCACAGCGTCTAGGTAAATGCCTCGTAGGCTGTCAGGGTTGTCCGCGCCGTAAAGGCTGATTCTCCCGCCATTGGGGAAGTCTGCCCGAAGCTCTGCTTGGTTGTAGACCATCCCCGGAATTACCCGCGTGAACTCCTGCAAGTAGTCCCAAGCCACGGCCTTTGCCTGCCGATAGAGGGGCGCAAGATACGCTCCGCGGGGGTTAGGCTTATCACAGGTCAGAATGTCCCGCACAAGGTCGTTCAGGACCATCACGGTCTTGCCAAACCTACGATGACAGATAGTAATGGCCCATCTGTGTGCGCGGTTGTGGTATTCCTCTTGGAGAGGTCTTGGCCTGTAGGGAAGTTCGATTACTTCTGCCATGTCACCACAAGCTGAATCGGGCCATTCTCGCCCGCGACAGTCTGCGTCACCTTGCCCTCAATGCGGTCGCCAATCTCTTTCAAGGCTTGCATGTCGCCACCTTCAGCAGCCGCAATAAGCCGCTCGGCTAGCTTGTCGAGCTTCTTGCCCTGAAGGACTGCGCGCCTAACGGCATCAGACCAGATGCGGGGTCTTGCTGCGTTCTTGCTTCCCAGCGGTGGACCGCTTGCGCCTTTTTTACCTGCCATATCTCAACCTCAGTATTATTTTACCAGCGAACCTTGTCAGCCCAGTAAGCTGCCGAGCTTTTGCCTTTTGCTATGTTCTTCCCGTGCCTTGCCTTAAAAGACTTCCGCTTCTGCTTCATCTTTTCGCTCTCGCCAGCCTTAGGCTTTCCTGCGGTCTTAGCGCCCTGCTCCCCGAATCGAATCAGCTTTTCGGTTCCGTCATAGCAGGCTTTGACCACATGGCTTTTCTTCGAATGACTTGGCGTCCTGCGGGGTTTATTGCAGGGCATTACGTCTTTGTCTAGCAGGCCTGCCATATCAGTCCCTCTTCAGGATTTTGACCTTCTTCTCTTCGCCTGGGAAAACCACGAAGTTACGAGTGCCTTTGCCGGAGTCGCGGCTTCCTTGGTCTAGGTACTTGATGCCGGGGATGCCGAGGCTGCGCAATTCTTCCGCCACGGTGGCCGCATTGCCGCCCCTGTGCTGTGCATACAGGTGGTGAACTTGTCCGGCGATGGGGTTGCCGTCCGGATCTATTCCTTGGAAGGACTTCTTCGCCTTCTTGAGCATTTCGCGCAGAATTGGCTGCACCTCCGGCGCCTGCTCACTCAGCGGCTTATCCCAATCCAGCATGCGGTCAATCATTTCGTCGGGAAGGTCTGCGGTGTAGAGGGAGCCTTTCGTCTCAAGCGGCTTTGCAAAATCACCGCTTTCTAAGAAAGCCAAAGTGCCTTGAAGCAATGTTTTTTGTGGATGGTCAGGCTCGTTTGATAAAGCAAACCGAATGTCATCAGCGGCATATTCTGGGTCACCAGCCAAGGCAGCTAGTCGCTGAGCATTTGCATGAGCGTTTAGCCTTCCTTGGTTATCCATGTCGCGGTTTGCAAGGGTTTTTGCGTACTCTTCCGCTGTACCCCTAGCTTCCGCAACATAAATCCCATGACCCCTCATCTGCGCGCCTTCACCCGTGCCTATCTTGCTAGCGTCGAACTCTCCTAGCGGGTTAGCAGGTGTCGGCTCAAACCTATGCGGGGTGCCGTGGTAGGTAATGAGTTCCTGTATTGGAACCCGCCTAGCCATAGTCATCAGGTCTGTCGGACTCGGACTGACCATCCTAGCCCCTTCGTACAAGAGCCCCTCCCCTTGAGGCAGGCCCATCTGCTGGGCGAAGTAGTCGCTGCTCCCAGTCTGCATCTCAGGGCCAAGGAGCCCCGCTATCCTGCGAGCATAGGGGTTGCCTCCAGCCACAGGGGAGGCCATCGCCTGTCTGAGCATATTGAGCGTATCAACGGGCATCCCCAGAACGTCAGCGGTTGTTCCCCGGAGGAGACCAGCGCCGAGGTTGCGGAGCGGACTAGCCATTACTTCTTCTTCGGCTTCTTATGCACAAGATACTGACTAGAGGCAGTGTGCTTAGCTCCCGTCATCAGTTTACCGCTGGCGTCCTTGTGGGTCGCGCCCTTGTGCTCTTTGCCGTCTTTCGTGTAATGCTTCATGCCTGCGGCCATCAGTATTTCCCCTTCTTGGCGGTCTTGGCAGAGGCCTTGAATGCCTTGGCAGTGGGCGCGCCCTTGGCTCCAGGCTTCTTCATCTTCTCGCCTGAGCCTGCCTTGATTCGCTCACGCTTGGCGTGGATGTTGC